CCTCACCGATGGTCGGGAAGCCCCCAAACACTCACCGGAATGCCCCCAGACTCTCACCACACCGCCCCCGAAAACTCGCCGGAATGCCCCCCGAAACTCACCGAACCCCACCCCAACCCTCACCTTTGAGGGCTCATTATCCCCTAATTACCGTAGCTTGGTTGGGGGTGAATCTAGAACTAGATGAATAAAGAGAACTTGAACCCTAAATGTGAGGTTTCGGGGGCTTTGCCCTGTGGATAATCTGGCGCTGCACACGCATCGCTTATTTGCACGACACGCAGGAAAGGCCCTTCGGGCCGGGCTTGGCAACGGGTTCTTGTAGAGAAGCTCCCGACAAACCACCGGCGTAGCCTCGCGCGGGGGCCGACGACGATAGCGTCGGGATGGCCGACACCACCGTCTCCTATCCCTACACTGCGGTCGATCTCTCGCAGCTCCCGCCGCCGAAAGCGGTGGTCGAGCTGTCGTTTGAGCAAACCTACGCCGAAATGGCCGCCATCGTGCAGGAAGTGCTGGAGCGCTCCGGTAGCGGCATCACCTTCGACCCCCTCAACGATGCGGATGTCGGCGCCGCCGTTCTTCAGGTCGCCGCCTACTATGTGATGCTCAAGACCGGATCGGTAAACGACGGCATCAAGGCCGTGCTGCTCGCCTATTCCACCGGCTCCGACCTCGACAACATCGGCGCCTTCTATCGTCTCAAGCGCTGGCTCCTGACGCCCGGCGATCCCGACGCTGGCATTCCCGACCTCTACGAGAGCGATCCCGATTTCCGTCGCCGGATCTCGCTGGCACCAGAAGGCTACTCCACGGCGGGGCCGGAAGGCGCCTACATCTTCCACGCGCTCAACGCTGACCCACAGGTCGCGGACGCCAGCGCCACAAGCCCCGAGGATGAACCCGGCACCGTCGTCGTTACTGTGCTGGGCAGGGAAGGGGAGGGGACCGTCTCCCCCGAGCTGGTGTCAAAGGTCGCCGAGTATGTCAGCGCCCGCACGCTGCGCCCGATGACGGACAATGTGATCGTCCAGTCGGCACGGATCCGCGAGTACACAATCGACGCGGACATCTGGACCTTTGCCGGCCCCGACAGCGCGATCGTCATGGCCGAAGCCCAGCGACAAGCCGAGGCCTTTGCCGTCGAAAACCATGCCCTCGGCCGCGACATCAACGTCAACATGGTCGCGGGCGCCCTCAAGGTGGCCGGCGTCCAGAACATCAAGCTGCGCAGCCTCTCCGAAGACATGATCCTCGATCGCACCGAGGCATCCAACTGCACCGCGATCCGTCTCAATTGGGCCGGGCTCGGCGAATGAGTGCGCTGCCCCTCATCGATAAGGCGCGCTTCGCTACGGCACTCGCTGCGGCGCGGGAGAAGCTCGCGGGCCAGCCCATCACGCAACAGCCTTCGCTGCTGCCCAACCCGACCCCGCTGATGCGCGCGCTGGAACAGGCAATCGGCCGGCTTGAGGCTATCCCCGTCCCGATCGCGTCGGCGTGGAACCCAGATACCTGCCCGGTCGAGCTGCTGCCCTATCTCGCCTGGTCGCTGTCGATCGACGTGTGGTCGCCCGATTGGCCTGAGGCAGTGAAGCGCGAGCGGATCCGCCGCGCCATGATCATCCAGCAGTCCAAGGGCACCCGCTCCTCGATCGAGGAAGTGGTGGCCGCCTTCGGCGGATCCGTTGCGATCCGTGAATGGTGGGAGATGGTGCCGCCCGGCCGGCCCCACACCTTCGATATGATCCTCGGCCTCACCGGCGCCGGCGGCTACGTGCCGAGCGCGGCGCTTGTCGATCAGGTCATCACGGACATCACCCGCACCAAGCCGGTGCGCTCTCATTTCACCTTCACGCTGTCCCTCTCGGCCGTGGGCTCGATCGGCAAGGTCGGGGCGATCCGCCCCGTCTCTTACGCGCGTCTGCGTCTCGATGCGGCGCCGGCGTTCTGACGAGACGGAACATGCCCGCAGTCCCCACCATCACCATCACTGACGCCGGCCGCGCTGCTCTGGTCAACGCCGACCACGACGGCACCAAGGCGGTGAAGATCACGACATGCGGCGTTACCGCGACCGCGATCGTGCCCGATCCGGCGATGACCGCCTTGCCCGGCGAGATCAAACGCATCGGCACGGTTTCGGGCGGCGTAGTGGCGGCGGATACGATCCACTTGGTCGTGCGCGACGAAGCCGCGGAATCCTACACCGTTCGATCGCTCGCCCTCTATCTCGCGGACGGAACACTCTTCGCCCTTTACGGGCAGGCGGACCCGCTGCTGATCAAGACCGAACGGTCGATGTTCCTGCTCGAAACGGACATCACGTTCCCGGATGTGCGCGCAGCGCTGATCCAGTTCGGGGATGCCAATTTCTCGAACCCGCCGGCGACGACCGAGCGACAGGGCGTGGTGGAGCTGGCCACGGACGAGGAGACGATCGCAGGCAGGGATGCGACACGCGCCGTCTATCCGCGTGGCCTACTGGCTGCTTTTACCGCCTGGATGGATGCTCGTCTCGGGGTAGGATCTCCGACCGCTTTCACGAAGACACTGCTGGCTTCGGCGAGTGCCATGGCCGCACGCGCCACGCTCGGCCTGGGCAACTCGGCCGTGCTCAATATCGGACATGGAAACGGCGTCGATGCTGATACGCTCGATGGTCAGCATGGGAGCTGGTTTACCGACATCATCGGACGGTTGGGCTATACGCCAATCCAGCAGGGCGGCGGTGCTGGGCAGGGGGCCAGCAAGGTCCAGATCGGGTGGGGCGGTACGCGCCTGAAGGCACAGGTCGATGGCGCGGACCAGGGCAACATCGTGTTCGACAAAGACATCGCCGATGTCTGGCGTGGATCTAACGATGGCTCCGGTTCGGGAATGGACTCGGACTTGCTCGATGGTCAGCAGGGCAGCTGGTACGCTGACATCAAAGCGCGGCTCGGCTACAATCCGGCGAACAAAGCGGGCGAAGCCTTTGAGGGGTCCGTTGAGACGGGCGGCGATTTCGTCCTAAATCGCACCACGAACCCGTGGGGCTACATTATCAGGCCGAATGTGCCCGGCTATAAATACCTATCATTAGCGACAACCGGCGCGGGCTTGCTTGATCAGGTCAACATTAATACTGCGCTTTGCACGCGCGCCGGTAGTGTAATGTGGGACGCCGCAAATGACGGTGCAGGTTCCGGGCTCGATGCGGACGTATTCCACGGTTTTACGATCGAGGCGTTCTTGCGCGACCTTGGAACGTCCTTCGGCACCAATGGCTATATCCGGTTCAGCAACGGCCTGATTGTGCAATGGGGCACGGTCGCCGGGACGTTTCCCGGGAACACCGACATTGCGATTGTTCTGCCGATGGCCTTCCCACGCGCCATTCTGACCCTCGTCGGTGCGAACAGCGATGTTGTAGCCCAGCCAAACGCGGTCGTTGGGTTCAACTATTCGCCGCCCCCCGGGCCGGGAAGCTTCTATTTCCGTACAAACGTCGGCGGTCAAAATCGCATCAATTACTTAGCAGTCGGCTGGTGAGGGCATGACGATGTATTATTCGGCTTCTAAGCGTGGGTTCTATGATCCCGAGTTTCACACCACCATTCCTGCGGATGCCGTCGAGATTTCGGCCGAGCGCCACAGAGAGCTGCTGGAGGAGCAGTCGGCCGGCTGGATGATCAGCCACGACAGCGAGGGGAACCCGATCGTCGTCGAGCACCCCGAGCCGACCCCGGCCGAAGAGATGGCCTATCTCCGTCACCGCCGCGACGAGCTGCTCCGCGCGTCTGACTTCAGCCAGTTCGCCGACGCGCCGCTCGACGGGGAGCAGCGGAGCGCCTGGTCGGCCTATCGTCAGCAGCTCCGCGATCTGCCCGCCACATTCGCCTCCACCCCGGCCGACACGGTCTGGCCGACCCCTCCCGCGAGAGCCAGAACATGAAGATAACCATCGGCGCATTCGACCCTGCCACCCGCTCTGTAGCCGCGACCTTCGCAGACCCGGCATCCGGCATCGTACACGAACGGCCGGTCAACGCGGTGGTGGATGCCACTGGCGGATATGACGAAGCGGCCACCCGTGACCGCGTGGACGCTGTCGGGCGCGGAGTGCGGGCGAAGATCGCGGTGGGCGCGATCCTCGCCCCGCCGCCGCCCGCGCCGGAGGCTCAGACGGTTACAGCGCCGAAGAAGAGCCGACGCCTCCCAGCCAAGCTCGCCGGCTGATCTCGGCGTTCGCCGCCTTTTCGGAGGGGGCAGGGATGTACCACCATCCCCAACCTGCGAGCCTGCACTCGCACCTCGCGCGGCAGATGCCGCGTTTCGGCCCCTCCTAGCTGGCCAGCGGGCGGGGGCATTGATGCAGGATGTTTGACTTGTCCACTCGTTTCCACTCGATTGCCCCCGTTCGCCCCGTAGCCGGCTATATCGGAGGCAAACGCAACCTCGCCCGGCGGGTGTGCGCGATCATCGATCGCGTGCCGCACTCGTCCTATGCGGAGCCCTTCGTCGGCATGGGCGGCATCTTCCTGCGCCGCACGCGGCGGCCGCGCGCCGAGGCGATCAATGACGTTTCCGGCGATGTGACCACGCTCTTCCGCTGCCTCGCCGAGCACTATGTCTATCTGGTCGACATGCTCAAATTTCGGATCGCCAGCCGGGCGGAGTTCAACCGTTTGCTGGGGCAGGATCCCGAGCGCCTGACGGACCTCCAACGCGCCGTCCGCTTTCTCTATGTCCAGCGGCAGGCGTTCGGCGGGAAGGTGGCCGGGCGCAACTTTGGCGTCGACGCACGGAGCCCGGCCCGCTTCGACGTCGGCAAGCTGGAGCCGATGCTCGCCGAGCTGCATGAACGGTTACAGGGCGTGGTGATCGAGCAGCTGCCCTACGCGGATTTCATTCGTCGCTATGATCACGAAGGCGCGCTGTTCTACCTCGATCCCCCCTATTACGGATCTGAGGGCGACTATGGCGCCGGGGTCTTCGGCTGCGACGACTTCGCCGCGATCGCCGCCCAGCTCGCCGGCATTAAGGGGCGCTTCCTGCTGTCGATCAACGACCATCCCGCCATCCGCGAGATCTTCGGCGCCTTCGACCAGCACGCGGTCGATACCACCTACACGATCACACGGGCGGCCGGGCAGAAGGCCGGCGAGCTGCTGATCACAAACTTGCCGGCCGAGCTGGTCGCGAGCGCGATCTAGGCAGGCAGGAGTCGACGCAGTTGCGACAGGAAACCACCGGCCGGCCGGGGCGGGGAGGGCGGCGGGCAGTTGGCCAGCTCGGCCTGCCGGATGGTTTCCCGCGCAGCCGCGATCGTGGCGAGCGGATCCTCGCCGGCGCGGCGGAAGCGCACAAAAAATTCCAGCTCGCCCCGGCTCGTCGGCACGAACCGCTCGATTTCGAACGGGAGCACCTTCAACCGGATCAGATCCTCGCAGATGTCGAGGAAGGAAGCGGGCGAGAACACCCAGCAATGGCTGTCGATATAGCGGTCGCTGGTCAGCTGCTCGACGCATTGCCCATAGGCCAGCGAGAGCGCGATATCACCCATCATCACCGGCCCGTCCGTTCGGCCCGCCCAGATCTCATGGCATGGGATGTCGACGGCCATCCGGCAGTTGTCGAAGATCTGGCGGATCGACGGCCTGACGCGCTTCTCCAGCCACGATTGCACCAGCTCGCCCGTGGTGCTCAGCGGGCGCTGGATATCGAAGGTGTAGCGCTTGTCGGGCACCGCAAGCGCGATGATGCCGTCGTCGTCCAGCGCCTCGGCGATCTCCAGCAGCCAGCCGATGGGGTTTGGGACATGCTCGATCACATGGGAGGCCAGCGCATAGGCAAAGGAGCCGCTTTCCTTCAGCGGCCGCTCGCCCCAGACGAGATCGATTTCAACGATGTCGGCCGGGTTGATCCTGTCATTCGGATCGTCCCGATAGGCCTTCGCGCGCACCGTCTCGGTGTCGCCATAGTCGACGTAGAGCACCGGCCCCATGTCTTTCGTGACGAGCGGGCGCGTCAGTGGGCCATATTCCACTCCGGGACGGCTCAGATCGAGCCCACCCACCAGATGATCCTTACGCAACACAGTATACCTTCGACCTGAAACCCGGCATCTCAACTAGCCGGCGAAGCGATTTCCCGCAATGAATTGCAGCCTGTTCTTGTAGAGAACGTCTGCACAAGTCTCACGCGATGCGCGGGCGCGAGGCCGCCGCCATGGTCGGCCCGCATGAGCGACCCCACCGATATCCAACGCCTGATCGGCGATGTCATCCGCCTAGGCGCTGTTGCGTCCGTGGATCTCGGTGAGGCGCTCTGCACGGTCGAGATCGGCGATCTCATCACGGCCCCTCTTCCGTGGCTCGCCGGTCGCGCCGGGGCCACCTCCGTCTGGTCACCACCCGTTAAAGGTGAACAGGTCATCGTCCTTTGCCCCGAGGGCGATACCGAGGCGGGGGTGGTCCTTGCGGGCCTCTATTCCAACAAGAACCCGGCGCCGGCCGACCGCGCGGAACTGGACCTGTTCAAGTTCCCGGACGGCTCGACCGTCTCCTTCGACGCCGAAGCGAGGCATCTCTCGATCTCGCTGGTCAAGGGCACGCGCATGACGATCGCCGCCCCGGCAGGTCTGCGCATCGGCGGTGACGCGGGTGTCATTGTCGAAAGCTCGCTGACCGTGCGGGGCAACGTCAGCGCGGGCAACGGCGCCTCGGGCACCTTCTCCACGGCAACGGGCCAAGTGGTGATGGTGCAGGGCGGCATAATCACGGACATCAGCTGATGCTTGATCCCAAGGTTTTCGAAGACGTGCGCCGCCGGGTCGACGCCGTCGCCACATGCCAGGATCTTTCCGACATCGCCCGCGACGCCATCGCGGCGGCGGGCATTCAGGAAAAGATCAACGAGGAAATGGCGAAGCTTCAGCCGATCCTCGCGCTGTTGCAGGTGCCAGGGGCGAACCTCATCGCCCTTGCGACGTGGATCAAGGATTTCATCAGCGGTGTGCTCGGCCCCTATGTCCGGCCGATCGAAACCTATGTCGGCGAGCTGGCGATCCTAGCGGCCGAGGTGACGGCGACACTCGCTGCGATCGAGCGCAAGGCCGCTGATCTTGGCAATTGCCACATCGATTTGCCGCCGCCGCCGTACATCCCGATCCCCGAAATTCCCGACCCGATACCGGATTTGCCGGACCTGCCCGGATTTCCCCAGCTGTGACCGTGCCGATGGTCATGGACGCCACCACCGGCAAGGTGCTGGTCGGCGATGCGGCGGATGCGCAGATGGTCGGCACCATCCTGTCCACCCGCATCGGCACCCGCGTCGGCCGCCGCGAATTCGGCTCCGAGCTGCGCGAGCTGATGGACCAGCCGATGAATTCCGGCCTGCGGCAGCGGATGCTCGGCGCCACGGCGTTGGCACTGATGCGCTGGATGCCCGGCCTTGTGCTCGATCGCGTCCAGATCGTGCGGGACGGGGAGGGGAGCGCGTCCGTCATCCTCGACCGCCGCCGAGCCAACGGCACCGTCGCGCGCCTCGTCGCCCCCCTCAATCTCTGACCACCCCCGCGAAGGATCTTCAGTGAACACGTTCCACGGCATCAAGGTCACCGAGCAGTCCGGCAGCGCGCCGGCGCTCCAGCCTATCTCCACGTCCGATATCGGCCTCGTCGTCACTTCGTCCGACGCCGATGCGTCCATGTTCCCGCTCAACACCCCGGTGTTGCTGCCCGACCTGTCGGCGGCGATCGGCAAGGCCGGTGACAAGGGCACCGCGGCGATCGCGCTCCAGGCGATCAACGACCAGGTCCGCACGCCGACCATCGTAGTGCGTGTCGAGGAAGGCGATGACGAGGCCGAGATGACGGCCAATGTCATCGGCGCGACCGTCAACGGCAAGAAGACCGGCATTCAGGCGTTGCTGGCGGCGCAGGCGCAGCTCGGCCGCCGGCCGCGCATCCTCGGCATCCCCGGCCTCGAAACGCAGGCCTCGACCGCCGCGCTGGCGATCGTGGCGCAGAAACTGCGCGGCATGTCCTATGCCGCCGCGCTGGGCGAGGACATCGCCGCCGCCAGCATCTACCGCAAGCAGTTCTCGGCACGCGAGCTGATGCTCATCTATCCGGACTTCCTTGCCGCGAACGGCAAGGGCGTCATCGCGCCCAGCTACGGCGCTGCGCGCGCCCTCGGCCTGCGCGCCGCGATCGACGCGACGCAGGGCTGGCACAAGACGCTGTCGAACGTGGCGGTGCAGGGCGTCGTCGGCATCACCAAGGATATCGGCTTCGACATTCAGGACGAGGCGAGCGAGGCCGCGATCCTGAACGCCGCCGGCATCACGGCCTGCATCAATGACGACGGCTATCGCTTCTGGGGCAATCTCACTTGCTCCGATGATCCGCAGTTCCAGTTCGAGAGCGCCGTCCGCACCGCGCAGGTGCTGATGGACACGATGGCCAATGGCCTGAAGCGGACGGTCGACGGCCCCCTGACGCCCAACATGGCGAAGGACATCATCGAGCGGATCAATGCGCTGATGGGCCAGCTGGTCCGCACCGGCCGCCTGATCGGCGGGCGCGCGTGGTTCGATGCGAAGCTCAACCCCAAGGAGCAGCTCGCCGCCGGCATCCTGATCATCAGCTACGACTACACCCCGGTCGCGCCGATGCAGAGCCTCCAGCTGATCCAGACGATCACCGACACCTACTACGCCAATTTTAACACCGGCATCGGTGTCGGCGACGGCCTCGCGCTCGCCGCCTGATCGGCCGCGCCTCCACCCCTTTCCACAGATCCCAAAGGAACCGATTGATCATGGGCCTGCCGCGTAAGCTCAAGGACTTCCTGCTCTTCAACGAGGGCCGCAATTGTCTCGGCGAGGTGCCGTCTGTCACCGTCCCGAAGCTCGTTATCAAGATGGACGAATGGCGCGGCGCCGGGATGACCGGCCCGGTGAAGCTCGCCAACGGCCACGAAGCGCTCGACATGGAATGGAGTGCCGGCGGCCCGCTGCGCGACGTTCTCGGCCAGTTCGGCACGCCCACGGTCGACGGCCTCTTTCTCCGCTTCGTCGGTGCCTATCAGGCGCAGGATGAGGAGTACGTCGATGCCGTCGAGATCTTCCTCCGTGGCCGGCACGAGGAAATCGATATGGGCGAGCAGAAGAGCGGCGAGGGTGGCGAATTCAAGGTCAAGACCGCGCTCGCTTATTACCGCCTCGAATGGAATGGCGACGTCGTGATCGAGCTGGATCCGCTGCGCGGCATCTTCATGGTCGAGGGCGAGGACATGAACGAGCCCGTCCGCGCCGCCCTCGGCATGTAATTCCGGCCCGGCGCCGGCCGGGCCGCCTCCGACGACACATCAGGAACGACCATCCCATGACCAAGCCCACCCGCACTCCGACCCGCGTCCTCGTCGCGGGCGACAATGCCCCTGCCGCTGCCGCCGCGCTGGCCGACGCCGGCGTCGCCGTCGTTGCCGGCGATCTCTCGGGCGATGACGACAACCACCCGGAGCCGGTTCAGATGCCCGGCCTCGTCGTGCTCGACCAGCCGATCGACCGTGGCAAGATGATCATCACCGAGGTCATCGTGCGCAAGCCCAAGTCGGGCGAGCTGCGCGGCGTCACGATGATGGCGCTGAGCCAGCTCGACGTCGGCGCGCTCATCACCATCCTGCCGAAGATCACCACGCCGATGCTCACCAAGCAGGAAGTGGGCAATCTCGACCCGGCCGATCTCATGCAGTTCGGCGGCGAGATCATGGATTTTTTGTTGCCGAGATCGGTGAAGACGGACTTGCCCGCACGGTAGAGGACGCAATGGCGGACGTGGCGGTCATCTTCGGATGGTCGCCACCCGTGATGAACGACATGGATCTGTCCGAGCTGATGGGCTGGCGCACCCGCGCCGCCAAACGCGCCAACCCCCAGACGTGAAGATCCTGCCGGCATGTGGACGTGCCGACATGTGAACAGGTGAGCCTTGGCCGATCGCAATCTCCGTATCCGGATGCTCCTTGAAGCGAGCGACAAGGTCACTCGGCCGCTGCGCGATATGGCGGGCGGATCGACCAAGGCCGCACAGGCGCTCCGGGCCACGCGCGATCGGTTGAAGGAGATCGAGCGCGCGCAGGCCGATGTCGGCGGGTTCCGCCAGCTCAAGGCGGGGCTCCGCTCGACTGAGACGGAATTGCAGACGGCGCGGACGAAGGTCGGCCAGCTCGCCCAGCAGATGAACCAGGCGGGC